ACCAGCCCTCCACCCGGCCATATTTCCGGATCTGGCCCGGCTGAGGCACCGGGCGTGCGCATGGCTCAGATGGTGCGCTTGCTGGCTGCTGCAGGAGGCAATCAGCAACAAGCCGCCCAGATGGCGCAGCAAGGCGGTTTTTCCACTGATGTTGCCATGGCGTTGAGCACTGTGACGCCGGGGGCAGGCGGTGTGCTGGTCCCTCAAAACTTTGCAACCGAGATCATTGAGGCTCTGCGCCCGATGTCGGTTGTGCGCAAGATGGGTACCCGTAGCTTGCCCCTGAACAACGGCAACCTGACCATGCCGCGTATCACCGGCAACACGGTGGTGACCTATATCGGTACCGAAACCGATATCCCGATCACCGGCATGACGTTTGCCGACACAAAGTTGTCCGCGAAAAAAGCGGCCGCGATTGTGCCGATCTCTAATGACCTGATCGCCACGGCGGGCATTAGCCCGCGCATCGATGACATCGTTGTCAGCGATTTGGCGGTGTCGATGGGGCTGTCTGAGGATCTGCACTTTATCCGCGCAGACGGCTCGGGCTCGCTGCCCAAGGGCATGCGCTATTGGGCGCAGGCGTTCAACGTGTTGCCAGCGCCCAGCACGGCTGGCATTACCCTGGAAAAGATCGACCTGTTTTGCGGCGGCATGATGCTGCGCATCGAAACGGCCAACGTGATGATGAAGGACTGCGGTTGGTTGATGCACCCGCGCGTGTTCCGCTGGTTGCAGTCGCTGCGTGATGGCAACGGCAACAAGGCCTATCCAGAAATCGAACAGGGCATGTTCAAGGGCTACCCGGTGGGCCTGAGCAATCAGATCCCGGTGAACCTGGGCGCCGATGGCAATGAAACCGAATTCTACTTCGTGAACTTCGCCGACATGATGATCGGCGAAGACATGGACCTGACGATCTCTTTCAGCAGCGAGGCTGCTTACAAAGACGCTGAAGGCAACATGGTCAGTGCCTTCCAGCGCGATCAGACGCTGGTCAAGGTCATCGCCAAACACGACTTTGGCCCACGCCACGTTGAAAGCATTGTTGTCGCTGTCGCCGTCAAGTGGGGCGCTGGCATGTAATCCCTTTGCCCCGCTTCGGCGGGGCTTTGCATATCTGAGGTTCACGTGATGAGCGAAAAAATTGTTGTGCGTTTTTTGAAAGCCTGGCGCGGTTACTCGGCTGATGAGCTGGCCGGGTTCGATCCTGATGTGGTTGAAGGTCTGAAAACCAAGGGCTTTGCAGAAGTCTATGAGGGGGCGGGTGGGGCGACATCCAGACAGCGGGCAAGTAAGCCATCGGCCTCGAAACCCCGCGCCGCTAAGCCCAATGGTAAGTCTGATGAAGGCGGTGAGGGTGGTCCTGACGATGGCGGTGCTGGAGGTGCTGAAAACGGCGAAAGCACTGACGGCGGCGACGGTGGCGATGGACCTGCTGACGAAAGCACCGAAAACACCGATGACGACGCGAAGCCTTAAACCATGGCCCGTCGAATCGAGTACCTCGGCGATCCGGTATTAACTCTGGCACAGGTGGCTTTCCAGTGCAGGGTTGAGCCCGAAGACATGGAACCCGTGTTAATCGAGCAGATCGTAATCCCAGGCGTCACCGGGCAATGCGAGTCGAAGACGGGCGCAGCGGTCCGGGCTGCGCTGTACGAAGAGGACTGGCCCGCGACCTTCGCGTCGGGTCACGCCCTGGACGTGGGGCAGGCCACGGAAATCGTCTCGATCATGTCCCAACTGCCCGATGGCACATGGGCGGCGCAGACTGCCCCGTTCGAGCTGCAGAAGGGCCAGCGTGAAAGCTTCCTGTTCTTTCCGGGTGGCCGTCCCGCAGGTCCGTTGCGGATTCGCTACAAGGCCGGCGTTAACCTTGACCTGTATCCGGGTGTGCGCAACTGGTTGTTGATGGCGGCGGCGACGATCTACCGGCACCCGGAAATGTTCTTGGTGGGGCAGACGCTGGCCGAGTTGCCATCGGCATTCCTGGACCACCTGGTGGCCGATGTCACCGTACCGCCGAGGTTTTAACCATGGCCATGCGTGAACCGAGTGCGGGGGAGTTAAACCGGCGTATCACTCTGCGGCTTAGAACCGATATCCCGGCGCTGGATCAGGGGCTTGACTCGTTGTTCACCGATCAGAAAAGACGCTGGGCAAAGATTGAGCCGGTCGGGACCGCTGTGTACGCGAACGGTGTGCAGACCGATATGAAGGTCACCCACCGGGTGACGTTCTACTACCTCAAAGGCATGAGCGAGTCCCACGAAGTGCTGCACGGCGCCACGATTTATCGCGTGCGCCGGGTTGCGGACATGAACGGCAATCGTCGGTTTACCTTGCTTGAGGTTGAGGAACTCGGCCCCGAGCAACCCAGGGGAAGTATTTATGGCTAACTCAGCATCCATTGAGAGCTACTTGCACTTTGAAGGCTATGACAGCCTGCCGCGAGATATCTTCGACAAGAAGAAAATTCGTGCGGGCATGCGCAAAGCCGGGCGCCTGGTGATGCAGCGGGCGCAGATGAACCTTGCGCTTGCGCGTGATGATGAGGGCTATCCGGTCAATCGCTCTGGGGCGACGTTGCACTCGATCTCTTTCAGAGTATCGAAGTCGGGTTTTCTTGTGCGGGTCGCTCCCAAAAAGACCAGTGCGATGAAGGAGTACTACCCGGCCTATCTGTTCTACGGCGTCAAGCGGGGTGCACGCTTGTCGCGTTTGAAGGCGGGAGAGAAGCACACAGCAAAGCGCCGCCGCGACGGTATTCGTTTGCGTGAGGCGCGGAGCAACAATGATTGGTTGATTGCGCCCCGTGACAACTACATGGCCGATGCTTTGCAGGACTCTAAATCAGAAGTTCAGGCCATTCTCTCTGCGGCGTTCGCTGCGGCTTTGAGCTGATACCTCCAGCAGTTGCTGGCACTTCTATCCCTGGAACAAACCATGAGAATCAGTCATGTCGTTGCGCATTTGCGCACGTATTGCCCTGCTTTTTCCGGTCGTGTGTCGGCTGGTATCGATTGGGATGCAGTGGCCAATAGTGCCAAGTTGAATCATCCCTCGGCCTATGTCATCGCTGCAGGTGATGACGCTGCCCCAAACGAGCTGCAGAACGTGGCGCGTCAAAATATTACCGACTTGTTCGATGTGGTTCTGGTGCTCGATAGCACGGACGAGCGCGGCCAGGAGGCGGCTGATTTGCTGCACGACTTGCGTGCGGGGCTTTGGAAAGCATTGGTGGGATGGCAGCCCGGCACTGAGTACGACCCTATCGAGTACGGCGGCGGCAGCCTGGTGTTTATCAATCGGGCGCGTGTTGTTTACCGCTTCAGCTTTGAAGCTGCTTTCCAGTTAGGACGCAACAGCAAAAATGAACCGCCGGAGACGTGGCAAGAGCGCGTTTTAGACGGTTTACCGGCGCTGCAGGGGCTAGACGTTAATTACGACTTTATCAGCCCCCTGAACGATAAAAACCTTTCCGAGAGCGGCCCTGACGGTCGTATCGAATTTCAAACGCGCGAGGATCTACCCCAGTGACGCGACTCCATGTGAAGCCGGCCGAAGGTCGGGCCGCCCCTGATCCGGGCAACAACTACGCGTTGTTGCCCGCTGAGGGCGGGTTTGTGCCGGACAATGCCTATTGGCAGCGTCGGCTAAAGGATCAAGACGTGATCAAGATCGAAGCTCCGGAAGAACCGGCGCCGGTCGTGGCCACAACCAAGGCCACGCGAGGGGCAAAAGCCAATGAACTTTAACAATATCCCCAGTGATATTCGGGTGCCGCTGTTCTATGCGGAGGTCGACAACTCGCAAGCCAACAGCGCCACGTCGACCATGCCGCGCTTGATCGTGGCTCAGGTTAACGATGATTCGACCGCCGCCGAAGTGGGTAAGCTGACCCTTGTGTCGAGCCTGGGGCTTGCTGTCGGCATTGGTGGCCCCGGCTCAATGCTTGCGCAGATGTACGAGACATGGCGGCGCATTGATCCGGCGGGTGAGGTTTGGTGCTTGCCGGTCAAGGGCACGGGCACACCGGCTGAGGGTACGGTCACTGTCACCGGCGCCGCGACGGAATCCGGCCTTCTGAATCTGTATGTAGGCGGTGTCCGCGTGCGTGCGGTAGTGGCCAGCGGCGCGACCCCGGCAGAAGTGGCCCAGTCACTGGCTGCGGCGGTTAACGCGGCAAGCCTTCCGGTATTGGCTACTGCTGCGGCGGGCGTTGTAACGCTGAAATGCA